ACTGCTTTAACTGCTGCCTCTTGCTTTTGTTTTTCTTCAATTGCCTTCTGCTCTTCTTCGTCTTGCTGCTCATAAGCACGCTTGTCGAAGTAGATAGTCATTTGGTTTTCTCCTTAACTACTTGATTCCATGCTTCTTTAAAGTTACGATCCCAGTTGTCAGTATATACTGGAAGGAAAGCATTTAGAGCATGAGCAATGTCATGAGCTTGATCCATACGGTTGTTGTCCATTGCCTCACTCAGTTCTTCTAACATGAAACTAATGGCATTGATATTGGAGAAAGATTCTTCCAGTTTGTTCATTACATCCCAGTGTTTGTTAGTTTGCATCATTCTAAACCAATAAGATCGTTTTCTTGTTGTAGTTGTACCGTACCCATAGGACCTTTCTTCAGACGCTCAAACTCAGCATCACGAATCTTCCACTCCTCAAACTTTTTGTCGAGGTCTTCATCCATGGTGAGTTCATACTCTTTACAGACCTTACGTTGGTCTTCTTCATTAGTCCAATCATTGAAGACAAGAGACATAGCACCCTGACGGATATTGTGAGGGTCCATCCCCACACACAGCATAAACTTCTCGAAGAGTTTGAAGTATTGGCGGCAGTTGAGGTCTGCTGCTGGTGCAGTGATAACGTAATGCTCTTCAGGGAGGAAGTCATCATCAACAGTAGAACCAAACCCACTCTTATAGGTGGGCGTGTAGGTAGCATTAAACTTCAGTTCAACAGTAGCTTCGTAAGTCATTCGGGTTTCGCCAGAGAAAAGGAACCATCTTGGTTGTCAATCCATTCTAGCACATCACCTTCCTTCCATCCAAGCTCTTTCATCAACTCATCAGGAAACGTAATGATTCCATCATCATCAACTACTAGTGTGGTTTTCATTTCGGACAGGACTTGAAAAACTCACCATTAACATAGCACGAATACTGAGATTTGTCTATGCGTTCTTTTCTTGTTGGTGTTAGATAATAACGAACAGGATCTCCTACAACATAAGGAACATCTTGCAGGCATCCTGCTAGGATACATCCACCAATTAAAGTAATCATTGTTGTTCTATGTCAAAACATTTTTCAAATTTGTTCCTCAGTTCATCAAGTTTAACTTGACGCTGAAATTCTAAAATATAATCTTGTATGTCTTTCTCATCTTCAGTAAATTCCATACGATACTTATGTTTAGTATCAATAAGTTGAACCATTTCAATGTAGTGTTCTGATCCTTTATTGATAAACTCTTCGTATGTCAATCTCTTTGTCTCCAATCGTCGGGTTTGTCTTGTTTAAACCAATCAACAATTTCATCCGCACCATTGAATCCCGTTCTATAATTGGATGGGTCGGGATCACCTAGTCCCATCCTATTCATAAAATCATCCATGCTGCCCTCTTGAATATCATTTGCAGCAACACGACGGGCTTTATTTAACCAATCTCTAGCGGTGGTATATGACTTGGCAAGTTTCTCTGCCCAGATCATATCTTCAAGATTAACTTCTTCTTTATTTACAATCTTCTTACAGATCGACTCTAGTCTCAGGCGGTATGTAGTTGAAAGCATGTACGTCTTCCGATAGATAGTGTTCTAGTTGATTAATCCTAGTAAATTCTAAGTACGCTAATTCGGAGCGATCATGGAGAATAGCTCTAATATCGTCCACAATTTTCGTTGGATCAACACCGTCATCTAGGTATTTATCAATAGATTCCTTAAGGTAGCGATATCTGTGCCACTCTGGGGAATAGGGTTTATAATTCATGATAAAAAAGATATGTACTCATATCATAGTACTGGTGAAAAAATTTGTCAACGCTCAATATAACTGAGTGTGTGATTGTCTGCCGAAAGTTGTTGGATAATAACATCACATCCAATTTTAGGTTCACAGTCACCACAAGTAAAAATATCTACCGCAGCTTCACCTTTTTCTGGCCAAGTATGGATACTAATGTGGCTTTCTGAAAGTAATGTAAGAACAGTAACTCCTTGTGGTTCAAATTTTTTGAAAATTGTCTGAACTACGGTTGCACCACTAATAGTGGCAGCATTTTCCAACAACTCAATGAGAAACTTTTCATCATTGAGATATTTGTATGAACATCCATACAGATTCAAAAGATAATGCTTTCCCATTAGTCTAAAGGATTCTCATTATATTCGTCAATAAGTTCCTGTACCATTCTTTCAGTACCATTCATAGTTTTTACTTGAAAAACTGAACTCTTCATGTATTTTTTTATCTTTTTATATTTTTTAAGAAGTTTTCCTACTTCATCGTCATCAATAACGACTCTTGCTTTTCCATCACCATCAATTACTTTTTTATCAATGAATCCACCAAATCCTTCACTCATCGTTCTCTTTTTCCTTTTTTATTATCGGATGGAGATTTAGCTCCCCATAGTTTTGGATTCACAGTTCCATACCCAAAGTCAATTTTTTGTACGGATCCAGGACCATATGTATCATAATACATATCAAACAATTTAGATGTTTTGCTGCATCTAGTCAGGTCAATATATTCTACACCATCAACAATATACCAAATAAGTCTGGCATCATTAGGGAATGACCTATCATTAGCAGCAGCTAAAGTCGTTTTTTCCAAAAGGATTTCACAAGAATACTGTTTAGGATTTGATGTTCCCCTATAATTCGAATCGTTGCCTTGAACTCCCATTTGGTTTTCCTCTATCGTTGCTACTGTCACGAACGACCGCCCCACTGAATGTCTGGATATGCTTCTTTCACATTGTCATGCGAAATTTTGTATTTCGATTCGAGGTTTTTGTCTTTAACTAAACAAAGAACCTCCGCTTCTCTGGGATGAAGTCCTCGTAAAAGATTGATAAACATCATCTCTCTACGAATTGTAGAAAGACCATTGTTTCCACCTTGTACATAATGATAAAGATTTTGCCACTCCCTACGAAGAGAAGTTTTTCCTCTTCCATCTAAGTCCTGACCTGTGGCAGACTCTCCTCCGCTAGATTCTCTTGCAAGATTTTCAGAAAGAGATCCACTGTAAACAGATTGATCTTCAACATCTCCATAAGGAACTTCTCCTTGAGGAAGCATACTGATAACAGTTTCATCAAAATTCCAAATAAAAATAGACTTTAATGAATTGTGCTCATATTTTTTAAGAACTTCCACTTTTTTTGCATTGGAACGCTGTTTAGATGCAAGTTCTAATACTTCATACACAAAAGGATTCATTGGGAGTTCTAACGACGCTGCTGTACTAGTCGTCGTCTTCTTCTTCGTAGTCGTCATAATTGTTTTCAAATCGTACTGCTAAAATTTCATCTGGTAATATATTACCATTTTCATCAAACATCTCTGGATGAGTATAAACTGGTTGAGTGTTGTAGAAATGTTCTTTTGCTAACCATCCTACCACACCTCCAACAAAAAAGAACATAATAGAAACTAAAGTTCCTATCGTAAGAGTTACTGCTAACATTTTTCTAGCTCCAGAGGTTACTTTTTTCTTAAATCCAAGAAAAAGTTAAATTTGAGATGAACCTCTCTAGAAAATATGGAGAAAAGTTTCTCAAACCCAACTTCAAGTGTTTTAGGTTTTTCCCTTTTCCTCCTTTTATTCCTGATTAATAATTCAACCCCTCTATCAATATGTTGGGGAAAATTACTTTTGATATTATTTAGTGATTCTTTTTTTCCTTCCAGGTTTTCGGTCATTACTATACCTCTGAGCATCTTCTAAAAAACTTTCAAGATAGTTTCTGATTTTTCTTGCTTGAGGTTTTGGGATGTGACCGTAACCCTCACGCAACTGCTTATGCATGTTGTCAGACCCACCTTCAATGTATTCATCAAGGTCAGCAATTAAGTCATCAAGTTCTTTTGCGGTTGAACTTTCAATAAACTCAAGTACTTCGGTTCTCTTTGTATCTCTATCTTTCAGATAATCATAAAATCTCAAAAGAAATTTTTGATCAACGAAAGCAATGTCAATAGCACTCTCTACTACGTCGTAAATTTCTTGCATTGCCATCATACCATTTTATTTTCTTTCAAAAATGCCATAGTTTCAGTGCATCCACCTAAGTGCTCTTCGCCAAAAATGACCTGAGGAAAAGTAGATCCTACTCCAAATTTTTGATAGAATTCAGAGCGATTAAAATCAACGTTCAATTTGTATACAACATGTTTGAGTTCGCATAATTCTAACACTCTAGTGACTTTTGTGCAATAGGGACAACCGTCCTTAGAGTATACCGTGAAGTTTAAGTTTTTCATTTTTTTGTGCATCAATCCAATGTACTAATTTATGCAATTTATGTTCTGTAAAAAATTCTTGCTGTTCAAACCACTCTTTCCAATCATATATTCCTTTGGATTGATTACAAGATTTACAACACGCCACAACGTTATGTGACGTGTCTAAACCTCCTCTAGCTCTTGGTACTATATGATCTAAGGTTATATTTTCCCTTGACCCGCAGTATGCACACTTGTCTTCCCATTTCTCCTTAACGTGCCTTCGCCAAAGTCTTTTTGCTTCCGAAGAAGAGAAGGCTTGTAAATTAAAGAGATAATCTCTTGAAGAGGGAAGTAGGTGCATAAAAAGCTGCAACTACTATTATTTATTTTTTTGGTCCGTTAAAACTATTTAACGACTCCGCTCCAATCTTTTTCAAAGATTTCCATTCCCTTATCAGTGAGAATATGATCATACATTTGATCAAATACACTAGGAGGCATTGTAACTACCTGAGCACCATTGTACCAGGATCTCACGGCGCGATGCACACTGCGAATGGATGCAGAAAGAACCTGCGTCTTTACATTGTGGAAACGATACATGTCAGCAATACCACGAACAACCTCTAGACCTGCTACAGATTGGTCGTCTAACCTCCCTACAAAGGGACTGACGTAGGTTGCACCAGACTTCGCTGCGAGGACTGCCTGAGCGATGCTAAAGATCAATGTGACGTTGACCTTGATGTTCTCATTAGACAGTGCTTTACAGACCTGCAGACCCTCGCGTGTGCAAGGAACTTTAATAGTTGCAACATCACCAAACTTTTCTGCAAGACGATACCCTTCAGCATACATCTCTTCAAAGTCACCAACAACTTCCATACTGATATCCTTGACACCAATATCTTTAATTTGTTGATAAACTTCTTCTGGATTTTTCCCACTCTTCATAATGAGAGTAGGATTAGTGGTGACACCATCTACCAATCCAGTGTCAAAATATTTTTCAATTAGTAATGTATCCGCAGTGTCAAGAAAAATTTTCATGTAATTGTGAGTATATTTCATGGATTATGGTTTTTGTTATCTTTGATTTTATTATAGACCCAGACGCCCAGAGCACCTGCTCCGACGCCAACAATACAACAGATAATCATATGTTCTAAATGATGCATTAGTTTGGAAAGTAAATCATTGACAAAGTGAAGATCACGAAAATCATGATCGTGAAAATCATAAGTCCTATTCCAGCAGGTATGACCCAATCTGGCATAGGTTCATGCTTATGAGACATGAACAGTTCCGATCATGCCAGCACCCTTGTGAGGAGCACACCAATAAGTATAGTCTCCTGCTTCAGGGAAAGTAACATCGAACTCTTCGCCAGGAAGCATAGCAAGTGCCTCATGATTTAGTTCTGGATGATTCTCAACGATAACGTTGTGTGGAGGAAGCATATTGTTCATAAAATGAACAGACTCTCCTGCGGATATTGTAACCTCTGCTGGATCAAAAATCAAGTTTCCATTTGATCCCATCTGAACGTCCACTGCCCATACTGGCGCAGCAAAAAGAATTGTAGTGAGGAATGCAAAGATAAATTTCATAGTTGTTCTTCAACTATATTATCTAGGTATTTCTTCTCCTCTTTATATAAAAAATCCATATTTTTATCCAAGTATATTTCTATACCCTGACGCAAATCTGGAATCAACCACTCATCTATCCTATAGCAATATTCCCAGTTGACTGGTTGAATGCAATTCATCACAACAACAGACCAGAATGTAGTTACATAGTTAAAAATAGTTTGCATAAAAAAAGAGGGTTGGTATACCCTCTTAATTATATCAGAGAGCGTTGCCCCTAGGCAAGACTTCCTCTGGAAATACAAAATTTTCATGAGGTTGATCTACTGGTGCCATCCATGCACGAAGACCTTCATTTAAGAGGATATTCTTTGTGTAGAATGTCTCGAACTCAGGATCCTCTGCTGCCCTAACTTCCTGACTTACGAAATCATAAGCCCTAAGATTAAGAGCAAGACCAATAATCCC